CCCTGACGGCAGCCCCGTGCAGATGGGCGACACCACCCGCCCACCCCAAGCGCTGGCCTTGGCCCTGCGCGAGGTGCGGCAGTTTGAGAGCGCCTTGCAGCGCTGCGTCACCGCCCCGCTCACCCAGGGTGAGTATGACTCCTTGGTCAGCCTGGCCTACAACGTGGGGGCGGATGCCGTGTGCCGTAGCACAATGGTGCGCCTGCACAACGCCGGCCAGCACGCCCAAGCCTGCGCCGAGTTTGACCGCTGGACGTTCTTCCAGGGCAAAAACTGCCGCGACCCCGCCCACCGGTGCGGCGGCCTGGTCAAGCGCCGCGAGAGTGAGCGCGCCAAGTGCGAGGGCCGCTCGTGATTTTGGGAAGCCTAATCAGCCGCCCCATGCTGGCGGGCATCCTGGTGGCACTGGCCCTGGCCGGCGTGCAGACCTGGCGTCTGCAGCGTGCGCAGCTTACCGCCGCCGAGCTACGCACAGAACTCCAGGCCCAGCGCCGCCAAGCCGCCGAAGACCGAGCCCAGGCCGTGGCCGCGTACCGCAACATCGAGCAAGCATGGATCCACAAGCACCAGGAGATTGCCCGTGAAGCCCAAGACCAAACCCGCCGTACTGCCGCTGCTGCCGCTGATGCTCGCCTTGCTGGTGACAGCTTGCGCCAGCGCGCCGAGCAACTTGCCGCCACCTGTTCCGCCGCCGCCCCAAATCCCGCCGTTGCCTCCAGCGGCCCAACAACCACCAACCCCGCCGCTGTGCTTGCCGACGTGCTCAGACGGGTGGAAGAGACTGGTAGAGAGCTTGCTAAAATAGCGGATGACCGGGGCACCGCTGGCGTAGCCTGCGAACGCGCTTTCCTTGGATTGTTAAAAAGCCACGAGGCAGAAGCAAAATTGCCGAGGTAGATATGTTACTCAAGAAACTTTACGTTTGTTGTCCCAATATGCTTTTCTGGCAGCGGATAGTTTGGCGCGGTATTCCGGCGTGTCCCACTCGGCACGACGAGCCTTGAATTCTGGTGAATTCATGGTTACCTTAAGTCGCTCCTTGCGTTGGGCGAGCGCCTCTGGTGTTGACATTTTTTCGCGCCTTCGATCTTGGGCTTTTTGTATGCCCTGTATGCGGCGTTTTTTAATCTCAGTGTCAGTGTTGAGTATTTTGTGGTACTCACGCATTGGATTAGTTGGGTCAAGTAAGCGCTGGCGTTTTGCCTCCAACACTTCTTGTCTTGGTCGAGTTACGCCTTCTCCGCCGTCTGTAAAGTTTGCAAGCGTGCCTCCGTCAGAAATGCGCTTAAAGTGCGCAATTAAAGATTTTTCTAGTGAGCAAGCATCTTCCCAAGAAACCCGAACAAAGCGTTGTACTTTTATGTTCTCCGGTCCATACTTCTGCACCATCCGGAAGCACAAAGTGTTGCGATCTTTTGTCTTGATGCATGTCGGCTTCCAACGCGTAGAAGTCTTGCCAATTCCGACATAAAACGGAATCCAGTCAGGGCTAAACCAAATGTACACGTACGCAGAAGCATCGAGTGTTTTCATGAGAGGAGCATAACATGCCCCTAAAAAAACTGAAACTTAATACAGGGGTTTCGAGGGAAAACACTCGCTACTTCAACGAGAACCGTTGGTATTCCTGCGACAAGATCCGCTTTCGCCAGGGCACGCCTGAAAAAATTGGTGGCTGGCAGCGGGTATCGTCCACCAGTTATCTTGGCACATGCCGCTCTCTGTGGCAGTGGGCAACCAATGGCGGTGTACCCTACATTGGCGTAGGCACACACCAGAAGTATTACGTCTACTACGGTGGAACGTATTACGACATCACGCCTGTGGTTAGCACAACTGCTGCCGGGGCGGTCACATTTTCTGCGGTAACGGTGTCTCCGTTTAGCACAACCATCACTGTCAACCACACAGGACATGGCGCTACGGTAGGAACATCTGTCACGTATTCTGGAGTTAGTGCTTCCGGGCTGGGTGGCGCTATTACTCAGGCGGTTTTGCAGTCTGAGTTTCAGATTACGTCCGTGATTGATGTTAATTCTTACACCATCACTTCGCCAGTCTTGTCCAATGCTTCTGACACTGGGAATGGTGGGGCGGCTGTAGTAGGGGCGTATCAGGTCAACGCTGGCAATGATATTGAAACGCCTGTTGCGGCGGCGTGGGGAACTGGAGGGTGGGGTCTTGGAGCATGGGGCGTAGGCTCTGGCGGGATAACCCCAATCAGAATCTGGAACCATCAAAACTTTGGTGAAGATTTGATCTATGGCCCCAAGGGTGGGCCAATGTACTATTGGGATACATCTGCTGGGTTTACTACTAGAGGCGTGGCTTTGTCTTCCATGCCCGGTGCAACAGATGTTCCAACTGCACAAAATTTGTTCATCGTGTCTGATGCGTCAAGATTCGTTCTTGCGTTCGGTTGCAATGACTATGGGGCAACAGAACTAGACCCGATGCTGATTCGGTGGACCGCACAGGAAAGCGCGGTGAACTGGACGCCATCTGCCACGAACCAGGCCGGCAGTCTTAGGTTGTCTCACGGGTCAAAGATCGAGGCAATCCAGCAGGTGCGCCAGGAAATCTTGGTCTTCACAGACACAACGCTGTACGGCTTGCAATACTTAGGCGCTGGCAATGGGGTCTGGGGATCTCAGCTTCTGACAGATAACATCTCCATCATCAGTGATCGATCAGTAGTGACCGCATCTGGTGTTACCTACTGGATGGGTGAAGACAAGTTCTATGTCTTTGATGGTCGAACCAACTCTTTGGACTGCGACCTTAGAGAATATGTCTTCCGTGATATCAACATCAATCAATACCAGCAAGTCTTCAGTGGAACGAATGAGCAGTTCAATGAAGTTTGGTGGTTCTATCCGTCGCTTAACAGTACGGTAGTTGACAGGTATGTAATCTACAACTACGTGGAAAAGGCGTGGTACTACGGCACTCTTGGCAGAACCGCTTGGATTGACGTTGGCTTGTTCTCAAACTATCCCATCGCGGCCACGTATGTAAACAATCTGGTACAGCATGAAGTTGGCTGTGATGACAACTCAACTGCCGTGACGCAGCCAATTAACTCTTACATCACATCGTCAGAATTTGACTTGGATGATGGGGATAGGTTTGGGTTTGTCTGGCGTGTCTTGCCTGACTTGACGTTCAGAGGGTCAACGGTTGAGAACCCGTCAATTTTAATGACGCTGCTGGCGCTGCAGAACTCGGGCTCAGGCTATGACCCCGTTACTTTCGGAGGCTCAGACAGCGGGACGGTGACAAGAACTGCCACGGTGCCGATTGAGAAGTTCACGGGCCAAGTCAACGTGCGCGTAAGAGGCCGGCAGATGTCCATAAAATTGGAGTCTAGTGACATAGGTGTGCAGTGGCAGATGGGTGCTTTCAGAATCGATATTCGCCCTGATGGCAGGAAATGACATGAGCATCATTTCCTACATCCAAAAGATATTCAAGGCACCGGCCCTGCCAAAGCCTACACTTCAGTATGACGTCACATACTTTGACAACCTAGTCAACATACTTAGGTTGTACTTTAACCAATTAGATAGCCTGCTGGAGCAAATAGTGGCAACGTCAGGAACAGCAATTCCAGTAAGTATTGGTGGAACAAACACAGATGCGTTCGGGCGGCTAAGAACCAGCGCTCCTTACACGCTGTTTGACTCTCAAAACCGCTACGCTATTGACAATCAGTTTGACACCAGCACCGCCACTGGAGGCTCAACAACGTACCTGCCCAACGAATCATCGGTGCGGATGGATGTCACCACCTCTAGTGGGTCTGAAGTTGTAAGGCAGACTTACAGGTGCATGCCGTATCAGCCGGGTAAAGGTTTGTTGTGCTTGGCTACGTTCGTCATGAACTCCCCTAAGACCGGGCTTCGCCAGCGGGTGGGGTACTTTGGAACCCAGAACGGCGTGTTTATCCAGCAAGCAGACAGCACTGTCTCGTTTGTTCTGCGGTCTTACATCTCAGGATCTGTTAGTGATGCGCGGGCGGTCAACCAAGCGGATTGGAACGGCGACAAACTTGATGGTACTGGCGTATCAGGGTATACCCTAGACCTGACCAAAGCACAAATTTTGTGGATGGACTTTGAATGGCTTGGGGTTGGATCTGTTCGTTGTGGGTTTATCATTGACGGCAACTACATCGTCTGCCATACGTTTGAGAATGCAAACGACATCACTTCTGTTTACATGACCACGGCAATTTTGCCGGTCAGGTATGAGATTACAAACACCGCAGCGACGGCAAGCGCTTCTTCCCTAAAGCAAATTTGCTCCTCGGTGGTTTCAGAAGGCGGGTACGAGCAGACCTCCATCGAGCACGTTGCCCGCAGGACAACGACCAGAACTTCGATTGGCACGACATTTCTCCCTCTGGTGTCCATCCGGCTGGCTTCCACCGCGCTGAACGCAGTGGTGCTGCCCGTAAAATTTAACGTGATGCCGACCTCGACGGGGGATGACTTTGAGGTTATCCTGGCAAAGAACAGCACAG